CGAAGCTGTGTTCCTGGTTCTACTACTAGTGAATCTCCTGGTAGTGCGTTCGCTGAAGCAATTACCCACCAAAAGCTAGAATCACCATAGAAATCAAAAGCCAACAGATCTAATCTATCACCTAAAACTGTAATAATATAATTATCATCATTAGTAGGTGGTATTTCAGGGTAGATATTATTTACGTAGTATTCACTACCTGTTGCTGCTGATTTAATAACTTCTATATTTTGATATCTGTAGTTCATATATTAATTCTAGGTATTGGTTGATTTTCAGCAATTTGTTCTGCTAATCTAAGATTTGCATCTAATCCAGAATCAACTGTTCTTAATTCACCTAGAGTTGCTTCGGTTTGTGCAATAGTAAATTGTTGTTGTATAGTTGGCTTAATAAATGTAGTAGGATCTGATGGCGATGATTTTGGTACGTTAGCTATTAACGCAGATATATTAGAAGTTACTGTCTCTGTTGTAGTAGTTTGCTCTGTAGTTGCATTAGTAGTTTTACTAATTGTAGATGACGTGTTAGGTCTCTTAGGAAGTACATCAAGAATTGGTCTGAATGTAACTGCTACATCTACTACTTGAGGGAGTTGCGCAATATTTCCAGATTGATCATTTTCTATATTAATCTCCCAAGGAGTATTATTATCAACTGTCATGTTGATTGATTCTATAAAGCCAGGCACACGATACAGATAATCACCAATAGTTACACGAACTACAGGAGCTCTCATTATACCTTGATTAGGACTATAGTCTGGATAAACTTGTCCCATCAACATGTTAAGTTTGTTATATAGAGGTCTAAGATCTTCACGTGATTGCGCAGCGACTCTGAAAGAGAATCCTACAGTTCTAGTAAAACCTTGATAGGTAAAAAAGTTTTCACCTCTACCTATATATTTAAATGAGTTTAACTCAGCATTATTTGTGTCAGTAATACCTGCTGTTAAAAACGCTCTAAAGAATATAGCAGTTGAATAAGTAGGAGCATCATTAGAGATTGCTTCAAAAACAAATTTAATAAGATCTTGACTACTATCTTTATTCTGTTGTACTTCCCAAGGTGCTTGATCATTTCTAAACAAGAAAGGATAAAGAGTGTTCATTTTATCTTTATATCTTCCTGCTTGAACAGTATAAAATCTCTTATCAACAGTATTGTTACCCCATGGTATGTAATTAGGAACTCCGCCGAATCCAGTTAAACCAGGAAGTTGATTTCTAAAGTCTTGTAATTGAGGAACTGGGTTATTAAGATTAGACTTTTGTGCTAACAGCTGATCATAGTTCATGGCTGTGCTTGATCTCAATCTAGTTGTATCAACAACTCTAGGAATTGTAGTTGTGCCTATACCATAAACAGAATTAGGCCCTCCTAGATATTGGAAGATCATATTCCTGTTAAGTGATATACCAAGGGTGTTTACTAAATTAATATCTGGGACATTTGCTGGATTTGCAAATGGATCTCCTGTGGTCATTTTAAGACCTAAAAGATTATATAGCCTATTAGACGCTTTCTGGTTGTTAACGTTTTGCGCGTTAACTATTGAATAGTAGAACTTTTCAAATGGATTAAATGGCACCAAACCTGCTCTATTAGCGTGAAAACCTGTTCCAGATACTCCTACTTGAGCTAATGTGTTTGCACCTAGATTATACACCCTAGTGTTCTCTAATAAACCAGGATAAGGAAGTCCTTGAGGAATACCAAACAAAGTGTTGCCTGTTTCAATCTTAGGATTAGATAGTTGAAGTCCTACTTGTTTTTGTATAAAAGCAGTGCCTCTTGGCTTATCTTCAAAGAATTTTTTGATCCTTGACCTATCTATTTTACTAGAAACAGTAAATGATTGTGATCCTAAATTAAACTCTAATTGACCTCCTCTAATAGGAAAATCTAAACCTCCTGTTGAACCCGCTCTATAAATAGGTAGCGTATTACCTGTAGGATTAGGTGTGTCAGGCATTATAGTTTGAATATAAGGAAGGCCTGATGAACCATATCCAGGTCTATCATTACCGAACCTGAGATTCTTAAGGTTTGATTGTAGGTTAATTAAAGGCATTTATTAATTTATTTGACCTGTTCTAAGATCTTGATCAGCAGCTTTACTATATCTAACTTCTGCTTCTCTTTTACTATCAACTAAATAAGCATTTACATTTACATTAAGTGATTCATTTCTATTACCTTTAACCATTTTCATATCATCTTGAGCTATAGTTGTTACATTAGCTGCTGTTGTTGAAGCTGCAGCTTTATCTCCAACACTAACTCCACCAAAGTCTCCACCTAATGATCTAATTCTGTTAGGGGCATCTTTAGAAAATGCTTCAAATTTTCTTTCAAAACCCTCATCTATACCAAAGCCAAGAGTTATAAAATCTATAGCATTTATAATACCGTTAGCAATTCCTAAAACAGCTTCAACTGCAAAAGCAAAGAAGTCTCTAAGTTTACTTATAATAGCTTTGATGTTTTCTGGCTTAGAGATATATTCAAAGAAACCTTCTATCTTTTCTATAATGCCACTCTTCTCTACAAAGTCAGCTATTGATTGTTTTATCTTCTCCATGAAGCCGCCAATCTTTTCTTGAAGAGAGGCGTTTGTTAAGTTTTGATAAGCTTCTTCACCAGTAAGTCTAATAATCTCTTCTTTAGATTTACCTTGTGCTTTTAATGCTTGTACTTTTGCTTGTGCGTCTTTTAGATCTTTTGCGCCTAGTTTACCTAACAACTCTTGTTGCTTCAACATATCTCCCATTTGATCTCTAGACATGCCAAATGCAGAGGCTAGAGATTCAGCTTGTATACGATTAAGCTTTAAGAAATCGTTTGCAGAACCAACTTGACTTGTTATTTCTTTTGCAGCAGTTGCAAGATCATTGTTCAAGAAAGCTTCACGAGCTTTAGTTAAGTTAATATCTTTTCCAGTTAATAGTTGAGCTTCAAACTCTTTTGATATAGACGATTCAAAGTCTAAGAATGAATCAGCTATTGAATCAAGTTGCTTTAACTCCATACCCATTGACTTAACAGTAACTAATGATTTAGTTAACTGTGCTGGGTATTTTGCAAATGTAAGACCTAAATATCCTCCTAAATTAGATGCTTCTTTAAGTATTTTCTGATAGTTAAAGCTAATTCCTGTTGCCTGTTTTAAACCTGCTACTTGTGATAAAACAGATTTAGTTATACCTTCTGAAGATTGTCCTGTTAAAGTTGACGCTTCAACTATACCTTTTCTTGTTTCTAAGTCTAGGCCTGCTATATCTCTTAACTTAATGTTAGTAGCTAACTGTTCATTAGTAAGTCTGTTAGTTACTCCTAAAGCATCAGCTAATTCCATTTGAGACTCAACCATCTTTTGGCTATTGATGAATAAGTCTCCAGAAGAAACACTAAGGCTAGCGAACTCCATTTTGATTGCTCGAGCTTCACCTGTTGAAAGGTTCATGGCTCTTGCAAACTTTACAGTTTGATCTTGTATTCCTACTATATAATCAAATACAGATTTTAATCCGCTAACAATCCCTCCTATAGCGGCTCCGGCTAAAGGTATTGCGGTCAAAGGATCTGTTATAGCTTCTTTTAAACCAGCCCCGGCTGCTTTACCTAGTGAACCTAACTTATCTAAGAAGGTCATTTTTTTACCTTCTTCGTTTAAGTCTCTAGACCTTTCAACCATTTCACCATAAAACTTGGTACCTAAACCTAGTTTATTAGCAAAGAACCCTAATGCCTTTCCTGATAATCCTATGCTTTTATTAATTTCTTTTTCTACGTCTAGCTCTTCTTGTAATAATTGAACATTTTCTTGAGCTATTTTGTTTGCTTCAATAGTAGCAGCATATCTTCTTTCATCTATATTAAGAGAAGACTCTTGTTGTGATATCTGATTATCTAGTGTGGCTAATTGTTGGCCAAGAGATCTAGCTAAAGATTGGTTGTTTTGTAACTTAGCTCTTTGGATATCTCCTTCTATCTTTTTTCTATTAGTTATATTGGTTATATAACCTATAGCATTTTGTTTCTCTTGATCACTCATGGACTTTTCTAAGTCCGATATCTTCTTGGTTGTGAGGATGTCTTTTTCCTTAGCCTTTTGTAACTCTTTTTGTATGTCTTTGGTATTAATGGTCTCTCTATTAAGAGCCTTTACCTTAGAAATAGAAGCGTCTCTTAAGTCATTTATCTTAGATAAAAGATTTATAGACTTATTTAATTCAGAGTTAGAATCCTGTTGAAGCTTTCTAGATTGCCTAATCGATTCTTCTAACTGCCTACTGATATCTATTTCGTCTGCCATTTACTGTATTGTATTACCTACGAATAAATATTTACCTTTTGGTTTTTACCTTAGATACAAAGGTAGGCTCTTCTGACTTCTTGACGAAGTCTGGCAGTTTGATCTTACTAGGATCCGTCTTCTCAGTTACCTTTTGCTGGTTTTGATTGCGCATCTCTTCAACCTTCTCAAGATATTCATTGATCTTCTTTAGGTTGAATCTACGTTTTGGAACGTCCATGTTCCATACCTCAGAATAGGTAAAACCACCTCCACCATGATAGGTGAGTTCAAATACCTCGGTCATGAATGCGGACCTATAGTCCGCTCCCGGGAAAAAAGAACTCGGCACCCATTGGAAGGGAGGTTTGTATCTCTGTGCCGTCTTTTAAAGTAAATGATACAGTAGTATCGATATCAGGAGTTACATCAGCTATATACTTTCTAAGTTCAATAGAATCTCTAGATAGTAGGTATCCTTGATCAATAAAGTCTCTGACTGTCTTAACAGAATAATCCCCATTAACAGATGTAATCTGGTGTTTAAGTCTTGTAGAAAGCGTACCGGCGTCTTGGCCTACAATTTTCTTCATACCTTTTACTTCTTCATCAATCTTTCTATCATCAACCACAGTTAGAATCTTGAAAGTAACTTGGTTCTTAGAATATGGAAGAGTGAAAGCAAATTCATTTTTATTGTTGAATTTAGACCAATCTAGCTCTTTATACTTAAGAGTTTGTAGATCTACGTCTACTTTCTCTTCTTCATTAGTATTTGGATTAGTATACTTGAAAGAGTAGTCTTTACCATAGGCTAGAATCCTAGCGGCTATCAGTAAGCCATTCCTGTCACCTAAGGTTAGGTCTTCGTAGTTGATAGGTGATTTGATTAGGCTCTTTAGCATCTTCTCGATGGCGAGGCCCTGGCGAAGTAGGTTGACATTTGTAAGGATGTCTTCCTCTTTCGCTGTCATGTACTTCATTTCAACTTGGCCAGATGATAGTTGGTTTTCTTTTGGGTAGATAAGACCTTTTGAAGGTAGGTCGATCATTTCTGTAGGTACCGTAAACTTTTGTTCACTCATAAACTATTGTCTTTTATATATAAATATACTAATATCAAATTTACCAAAATAAAAAAAGCCTCTAGTAAGGTCACTTATATTTAACGCTGTATCCTTTGAACATTATTCCGTGCTTGGTTTTCAGTCTATATCCTATTGTCCTAAAGTCTATATTGACTTTTTTACTCAATTGTAGAGCACTGCCTGCTTCTATAATAGTGCCATCTTCTGATTCATATATAACAGCTCCTTTACTAGCTCTTGATTGCTCTCCTACTTTACCTATTTTAGACTTGCTTGCAGCTATAGACATGTTTCTTCTTTGTTCATCAGTGGGTGTCCAGTTCTTTTTATTACCAAGGCCATTCTTATTGCCTTTCATTATCTGACCCATCTTCTCTTTGAATGAGTCAGTCTTGTCTCTCTTCCAAAGGTGCATGAGTAATTCTCTGGCTTCAACATACTCTTGCTCAGTTATCTTTCTGCCATTATTATAAGTCATTCTGTGAAATGCCCACAACATTTTCTGTCCATATACAGAATGGTGCTTAAATGACTCAGCTAAATACCTGTGTGCTTTGTAGTGCTCTTCTGCTGTTAGTAGAACTGTTGAGCTCTTCTTACCAAATGATGTAGGTACAATATGATGGCGTTCGTAGTATGTGCCTTGACCTTTCTTTCTGTCTTCTGCTATTGCTTTACGTATAATAGCAAAGTAATTTTTGAGCATAAAAAAACCTCCCCTTTATAATAAATATCAGGGAGGTTAGTAAATTAGAAGTTAAGTACTCGATATTATATCAATAGTTCAAAACACAATAATCCATGCCGATTGACATAGTCAATTCAGTTGGATCTGATGTTGACCAGTCGTAGTTACCAAAAGTAGCTTCTTTAATGAAAGCTCCTTTGATGATCCACTCACTTACGATATCACCTACAGGACCTAGAATAGACAAGTTAAGATCTTTCTTATAAAAGTCAGAATAACCATCGCGGCCTGTTACAGACTCATGGTGTAGACGTACCCACTCAATTACAGCTTGTTGGCCAGATGGAGAGATTGGGTTATAAAGAGACAAAGTCATATCACGCCATTCAGCTTTACCTTTGATCTTACGGTAAACGTTGATGTGATCAAGTTTAATCTCATTTAGAGTAACACCAGGAGCGTCTGCCTTCTTGATCATATAAGATGGAATACCATCAATGTACATGATAAAGCGGTTTGATACTGTAGGTTCAAACGCTGTGAACATTATTTCATTTGGATCCAATACTGGCATTGTATATGCGATTTAGTTTCTTACTATAAATATTCAATAACTAAATTATTGTT